TATGTCGGCGGTCGATGCGAGACACTTTTCTCTGGCGTTTATGTCAGAAAGAATGTGCCCGGATTGATTGCGATACTAAGTATGAATGGATTGGCAACATAGGAGATTTAAAATGAAAATCAGCAAATCACAAATTAAACAACTTATTAAAGAAGAATTGAGTGCCATATTGGAAGATCGCGTGCCAGAGGCTGGACAATGGAATTCAAGCGATGAACAAATTCAGCAATTGATGAACAGTGGTGGAGATTACTTAATGGCTAAAATCGAAATACTTGAAGAAAGAATTGAAGCACTCGAAGAAGCCGCCAATAGAATGGGCGAATAAGTATGAATGGATTAGCAACATGAAAAAACTATTTGAAAATTGGCGAAAACACTTAAACGAAGATGAGGACGGAAGAGAATTTGTTCCTCAACCCGGGTTAGAAAACGAAATTGAAGAACTTGCTGATATGCGAGATTATCTAAATTATTTAGCGTCACAAGGAACAGAACCAGGAACTCTTGAGCTTGACATTGATACTAAAACAATGACCGCCGGAAGACTTGATGGTGATCCTGTGCTATATGTAAAGATTGATGGGGAAGATAATTATTATCATGGAGATAACGAAATGTATCATGATTTAGTTAAGAAGACAAAATTGGGGTCTGTAGAAGGCAAGCCCATTCGTTATGATGATTATGATGATGGCGGATACTAAGCATGAATGGATTAGCAACATGAAAGGAGTAATATAATGGCTATAAGAAAAAACACAAAAAGAATTGACCCTCGTTACTTTCTACATGAGACAGCATATAGAGATGAGATTGAAGAAGAGGTAGACCCCAATGATCCCGGGCCGGATGCGTGCAAAAGTATCGAGACTATGCGTGGAACCTACAAACCCGAAAATCCAGAAGAGCGAGCGCTAGCTATAAAATGCCAAATGTACTATCCTACTGAGCGGGCATGTAAAAATTTATTAGGAGCGACCGGAAATTACAAGCCTGAAAATCCAGAAGAGTTGGCTATAGCTAAAAAATGCGATTCGCAACACCCTCACCTCACACAATCAAAATCCAAAGGAATGCTTGACAAAATTAAAGGCGCCTTTAGAGAATGAATTGGATTAGCAACATGAAAGGAATAATATAATGGCTAGAAGAAAAAACACAAGAAGAATTGACCCTCGTTACTTTTTAAACGAGACAACATATAGAGATGAAATTGATGAAGGAAAAGAAACTTTGGCACAGTGGGAAGCAGTAGCTATCACACCAGAAGAAGTTAAGAAAGACGATTATGGCGTTTATTATATTGTTCCAGAAGAAACAGCTATGGAAGCATCCCGTAAGGGCGCTGTGTCAGTTCAGCCAATGTCTGATGGAAGATTTTTAGTTCGCCCGGGATCGATGAGCAGTTTCAACAAGTAGGGCGAGAATAACACTAAGTATGAATGGATTAGCAACATAGGAGATTTAAAATGAAAATCACAAAACAACAACTTAAAAAGATTATTCAAGAAGAAATTGAAGCGACATTGGCCGAGGAATTTGGAGACGACGCGCCGTTCCGCGCGCGCGATATGGTACCGCCAAAGGTTCGTGGAAAGTTTAAAGACACATTTACTAAGATACCCAACCCAGATCTAGAGAAGCACGGCGCTGAAAGAAGACCTGACGCTCAAGAAAAAGCTGCATGGAAAGCCGCCGGCGGTGTCCTTAGTGTTTTTGACAAGCCAACGATAGCCCAGTTTCTTGAAGACGCAGGCCTTAATATATCTCTAGAAAAATATATGGATAATATAAAGTTGGCTGTTGAAAACGATCGCTTGGGGCGCCGAATCGTCTCTCTCGTCGATGCACTGGCGCTGGCTAACAAGACGGGCTCTCGACGCGGCCACCTTAAGACCGCCAAGAAGAAATCCCAAAAGCCACCACAATTCACAAGAGAAGCTGTAACATCGATGAAACAAAAAGCAAGTAGAGAATATTAAAATGAGTTGGTTAAAAACATTATGGAGTTGGTTTACAACGCCAAGTGAAGACACAGAGGTAGAATAACTTAAATGAAAATTACGAAATCAAAACTTAAACAAATTATTAAAGAAGAAATTGATGCTTCTGAAGAACTTCTAGACGCATTAATGAATTTAGCTGATAAAATAGACAATCTAGACGTTAGCATCGATATTCTTACGTCAGCTATGACAGGCGAAGATGCCCTTTCAATTGCCTCCGCTCAACGTGGTTTAGGTCGAGCTGCCACTCCCTTAAAATTGCAAAAAGTCAATTCTGAAAAACCCAGCAAAATGGATGAAGGTTACTATTCTAAAGGAAAATGTGTTTACATGAATAAAGATGACTCAAAAGTTGGCTGCACCGATGGACCGGTAAAAGATTATTTGGCTGCTCTTTACGCTAACGTTGATGATGCAGAAGAAAAGTGAGGTACTGATGATGGCAAAAGCAACAGCATTTCTGGATACGTGGTTAGCTAAACTAACATCAAGGAAGCTGATGGTCTGGTTAACAGCTACCGCTCTCACATTAGCTGGTCATGTAACTAGCGAAGATTGGGTAGTTATATCAGCTATATATATTGGTGGGCAGACTGTTATCGATGGTATCGCTAAATTAAGAGGTTATAATGGTTAAGGCAAAAATGCTTAATTTTGCTCTTAAAAATTGGAAAGCAATACTGATAGTGTTGCTTTCTGCTGTTGTAGCCCTTAAAAGCAGATATGATTATCATCTTATGCAGAAGGCATATGAAACACAATCTGAATCAATACAGGCACAAATTGAAGGCTTGAAAGAAATTCATAAAAAAGAGTTGCGCGAAAAACAAAAACTTATGGAAAATCACTTAGAGTCTATCGCAGCAATCGAAGAGGATTATGAAGACGCTCTAGATATGATTGATGAGCTGAGGGAAGATAAAAAAGGCAAATATAGAAATAAGTTTAACTCTGAACGTGAACAACTTATTAAAGATATAGAAGCTAAATTTGGGATTGAGTATGTTCCTTAAACTTCTTTTTATATTGACAGCAAGCGCACACGCTACTGAGCCATCAAAATTTACAATACTGGAATATAAAGCCCCCGCACCATTCGCGGGAGTTTTATTTGACGAAAACGCCATGGCCGATGTACTGAGTCAATATGACATCGCGCTGTATTCTTGTGAAATCAAAACTGACTACCAGTTAAAAATTTTAAGAGAAGAATACGAATTTAAGTTAGAAAATTTAAAAATCGAACATAAAGCCTTAACAGATGAGTACGATTTGTTTATAATGCAGAAAGATAAAGAAATAAAAGCGCTTGCTAATTCTTTACGCAAAACATCACCAAGATACAAATGGCTTTGGTTTGCAGGTGGTGTTGCCGCTGGCACAGCGTTAAGCTATGGCGCATACAAAACTTTTAATGAGTAAAAACTACGATCAAATCGCTGCTATAGAAAAAGCAATATCTGAAAAGTATGGCGAAGAAACTATTGTTAACCCTAAAGCAAATTGGGATGAGAACAAAGAAAAAGAATATCTCCAACAAATGAAAGAGTTATATGAGAAAAATCGGAATATTGATGATTCGCAAGAGAAAATAGATGTAAATGGTATTAAAGTATCAAAAAAACTACTTAATAGAGAGCCAATGAAATCTTGCCCGGTTTGCGGGGTTTTTCCCAAAAAATCTATGGACAATGTTTGTATGGTAAAGTTTGAATGTTGCGAGAAGTGTTACTATAAATATGTACAGCAACGAGAAGACAGATGGCTAAAAGGATGGCGCCCAAATGAAGATAACTAAAAATGATATAAGACAAGCAATACTGGAGGCTTTAGATGAAAACCCAGAACAAACCTCGGCTGCTCCCAAAGGTGATGTTAATTCAGCTGAACAGGGGATTGCGAAACAAGTCTACGATTTTATTCTTCAATTGGCAGCAGAAGAAGGCATGGATTTAAACACAAAGCGACCAATTATTCAAAAAGTTATCAATATTTTACAAACTAGATTAAGGTCTGACACTGGAGATGTAGAACTGGATCGCACTCGGATGACCGGACAAGCTGCTGGTGCTGCAACAAGGACCGCGGCCGTTGGCGCATCAAAATTGCAGGAAGAGGGCTGTGGCGATCATGCGCTAACACAAGAGCCTGAAATGCACCAAGATATATCTACAACACACCATCAATCTCATGATGAATCAGATATGGCTAAGTCACAATTACACCGTGCATCAGAATATGCTGCAGAACTTGAGCACATGATTCACGACGGAGAAGAATTAGAAGCTTGGGTGCAAGCTAAAATCACCAAAGCCGCGGATTACCTTTCCTCGGTCAAACACTATTTACAGTACAACAAGATGAAAGGAGATCACTAATGGCAACTGTTTACGAAATTATACAAGGCTTATCGCAAGCCGCAGCTAACGCATACGACGGCGCTTTGAATGAAGATGGAGAAGCAGTTGAAGCAGGACTTAAAAGAGAAGAGGGTCGACCACTTATTGATAAGAGAGTCATGGACGGATTCAATGTTAAGTTTTACGGAAACATGGCGTGTGTTTCTTATCATTCTGAATTGCAACTTAAAGAAGTATATGCAAACGGCTTTGAGTCTGAGATTGAACAAAGAATAGCTGATGTTGTAACATTTCTCAAGAAAGAATATAAGAACATAACCGGTAATTCTGTATCTTTAACTCCCGAAGGGGAATCTGAGATTTTTGTCGAAAATTCATCAAGAGTCCGGACTTGGGTGACTGCTAAGATGCATTATAAAATTGGCGGTTTGGATGAGTCTATGGCGTATAATCAGCCATCAAGCGATCGCTTGGAAGATAAATTTAAAAAGTTTTTAGATCAAGGTGGTTGGAACGGCTCTGGAGGCACGCGCCCAGATAACGATACTCGTCCTAAAAATTCAGGAGAGTAGCAATGCAGTTTTCTCGCGATGATATCTATAAGATTATTATAGAAGAGTATGTTAGTGAAGAAGGTCTTGTGGAAAGACAAGACATTGAAGACCTTCTTAAATCTATTATGGGCGCTGAAAAATATTGCGAAACATATCCAGAAAAGTGCAAACCTCCAGAAGACGGCCGCGGTGGTGATACTGCTTCAATGCCAAAACCAATGAAGCCGCGCCCCTTATCTAGTTTGGAAACAATGCCCTTTCCTGATGAAGAAGAGTTAGGTGTTGAGTCGCGCATCGTTAACTTACTTGCACAATTAGAGCCAGAAGAAGCAATTAACGTTATCAACAACATTGTTTCACAAAATTACCCACAGTATATGCAAGCTGCACCAGACGAAGAAGGTCCCGATCCTGATCGCCCAGTTATACTCTCCCCCGGAGATCCCCGCAGGAAGGCGATTAGAGAAATGATTCTTAAAATTCTGAGAGAGCATGGCATTTAAACTTACCAAGAAAGAAATATTAAAAGAAGTAGTTAAGTGCGGTAAAGATCCGTCGTACTTTCTTAAAACGTATGCCCGTATATCTCATCCGATGCACGGGTTGATTCTTTTCAATACCTTTGATTATCAAGATCATTTACTAGATGATTTTAACGACTATCGATTCAATGTGATTAACAAGGGACGTCAGCTTGGTATCTCTACCTTGACTGCTGGCTATATCGTGTGGATGATGCTTTTTCACCGCGACAAATCAATTCTCGTCATGGCAACGAAATTTGAAACTGCCGGGAACCTTGTCAGAAAAGTAAAGAGTATTATGAAAAACCTACCAAACTGGATTCGGATTGCTTCTATAACTACTGATAACAGAACATCTTTTGAATTATCCAATGGTTCTACGATCAAGGCTGCATCTACATCTGGTGATGCAGGGCGTTCAGAAGCATTATCACTGTTGGTGCTTGATGAGGCCGCCCATATTGATGGACTTGAAGACTTATGGACCGGTTTGTATCCGACACTGTCAACCGGTGGTCGCTGTATTGCAATCTCAACGCCCAATGGTGTCGGTAACTGGTTTCATAAAACGTGCGTTGGCGCCGAAACCAAAGAGAATAACTTCAAACTAACAACGTTAATGTGGGACGTTCACCCTGAACGTGACGAAGAATGGTTCAAGAAAGAAACCAAGAATATGTCGCGTCGACAAATTGCTCAAGAGCTTGAGTGCAACTTCAACACTTCCGGGGAAACTGTAATCGATCCTGATGCACTAGAGTGGATATCTTCAAACATCGCAGAGCCAAAATACAGAACAGCCTTTGATAGAAACTTTTGGATTTGGGAAGAATTTGATCCATCACATTCTTATCTTTTGGTGGCAGATGTTGCAAGGGGTGATGGCGCTGACTACTCCACATTTCATATTATAAAATTAGAGACATTACAGGTAGTCGGTGAATATCAAGGTAAACCCACACCAGATCTTTTTGCTAATATGTTGAATCAAATAGGTCGCGAGTTTGGCAACGCTATGGTCGTTATCGAAAACAACAGCATTGGCTATACCGTATTGGACAAATTGGTGGACTACGGCTACCCCAACATTTATTATTCAGTTAAGTCCACACATGAATATATCGAGCAGCACATGGCTGAACATAGAACGTCTGCGGTCGCTGGTTTTACGACATCATCTAAGACTCGACCCTTGGTTGTTGCTAAATTAGAAGAGTTTATAAGAAACAAACTAATTACTACATATTCATCCCGATTGGCAAATGAGTTGAGAACATTTATTTGGACAAACGGAAAACCACAAGCACTAAAAGGATACAAC